TTAAACTTCAATCTCTGTGAAAGGTAATGTTGGAGCAGAACCAACAACACGTCCATTTTCAACATATACGGCTCCCTCTTGAACGCTATCGCCTAATACTACACTTTGACTGCTATCACTATACTCAACGAGTGTGGTACCGTTTGGGTTGACTGTGACTATGGTTGCTATTGTGCGTTGGGTTTTATCAAGTACTGAGCCTAGGCGGTTTAGTGTGTTAGACATTGCTGATCACCTTAATAGTTTGGCTTACCGTTATAGCGCCTTGCGCGTTAATAGAGGCGTTTATGGTTAGGCTGTCGCAGGTGGCTTTATATGTAGAATTGCTATAGGTAACACCTACTAACATACCTGGGCGAATGGGTGGTAAATCGGCTTTTATTTTAGTGCGCATTGTCGCTTGCTGCTTGTTACCACTGTTTGCTAACTCACACGTGCCGCGCTGCCTTGCTGCTTGGTTATCTGTTATTAGGCTGTCTACCACATCACTTGCAAACTTATCGCCTAACGTACCTGCACGCTTTATTTTACAGGCTACACCTTGCTGCTCGCCCCTTACAAATACTGCGTTATGCTCTTGGTTAATGGTTTGGCTTGTATTGTGCTCAAGTATGATTGAGTCGTTTAGTATTACATCGCATATAGCGCTTTCGGTGTCCCATGGCATTACAGGCCAAAGCGGCACAATAGATACCGTTTTGTTTGCGTTATCTATATCAAGCATTGCGCCTACCGATTTAGCCACGCTTAATAATGCTGCCGCTGGGGTTAAATTTGTATAGCTAAATGCCCCTGTTGGTATTGCGTAATCAATCATTTGATTGTCGAGTGACCAGCCCGTATTTATTAAAATATCAGACATGATCCCCGCAAGTGTTTTAGCCGTTGGGTTAGCGTAATTGGTAGCGCGGGCGTATGGTGCTGATAGTAAGGCAAAACGACTACGGCAGCTTGCGCTATAACTTGCATTTGCAAAGCTATTACTGGTGCTTGGCTGCTCGCAAATTACATAAAAATCGTAGCCATTTATTGAGATTTTAAGCTCTTGGCCCAGGGCACGATCAAAGTCGATACGCGAACAGAATTTAATGTTACATGTGGCGCTAAATTGACCGCGTGAAATAGAATAACTAACGCTGCTAATTAGTATTTTTAAGTCGTCTGATACACGCACACAATCGATAGTTGGCTGCATAATGTATGTATTCCTAATCTGGGGTTCAATGGGTATTTTTCGGTCAATAGTTGGTACATCGTCATCACCACGAACTAGGCCACCGGGTAAGCCCCAGTAACACACTTTATCGGGGTTGTTAAAACGCAAAACTAAGCGGCCATTGTGCATTTGTGCAGGCTCTGAAAATTCTAAATTTACATAGCCTTTAAACGGATGATTTCGCCAGTAACAAATGTATTGTTTGTCTGTTTCGCCGTAGTGTATTACCAGCTCATTTGACTCTAACAGCGGTTTAACATGCCAATGCTGATCACGTGATGTGGTTAAGGCTTCTGAGCTGTGCCAATGCGCTTTAAGCTCGGTTTGCTCAGCGTCTAATTGAGTTAACCAGTTAAAATCCTTTTCGTTATATTCAATTGCCATAGTAATAATGTAAGGCATTTGAATAACGTTTATAACATAGCCTGCATTACCCCATTTAATCGCGTTGTTTGCTGCCACTAGTGCAGCTTGGTGCCAATCAATAGTGCTTTGCTCATTTATGATTTCAGGCTGTTTAAACGCTGTTATAAACTCATTTTTAACACTATCGGTTTGCCATTGTAGTAAGTCGGTATTACTCAGTAGTTGTTCGTTAAACCAGTTTGAACCTACTTCAATACCTATATTTGCTTGCAGAAATGGTAATGTAGGATCAACTGGCCCCGTATCATCACCAAACCGCATTATTAAAGGTGATTTATTAACTTTGTATGGGCTAATAAAACGTAAGTTCAACATTAGGGTATTGGCTCGTATGGCTGAGGGTTGTTTGGATCAAAATCAATTAAATTAATAAGCATCAATTGCACATTATCTAAAATGGCCGCATTGAACTCGGAATTATCATCTAGCATCACACACATCAATGAACTTTCTTGCGAGTATTTAAGAGGCAATATTGCTTTAAAATTGTTGTTTAATACTTTTGAGTGCCTTATTAATTCACCTGTTGTGCGACTTAAAACTTGAAGTCTTTCACTTTTAGGGTCGCAATCAACGAGTAGAAACGATAGCGGAATTGGTTTTATATTGAGATAATTAACATTTATATAATGCATTACCACTCCTCCAAGTTTATCCAGCAACACCCTGTATTGCTATTAGCTGATGGCAATAGGTAATATGAAACCCCGTCAAGTTCCTTAATAACAGGCATTGCCTCCCCTCTATAACCAGGCGAGTTCGCCACAAAAGCACCTGGCAAAATTGCTCTTAAATATGGAAAGTTATTGTTTTGATATGGGCTAGAGTCATTTAAAAAGCTATTACCCATACATATATAAATTGGGAACAGTGCAGTTATGTTTGCAGGGCCATCATGGTTTCCTCTTACATGATAGTAATAGCCACAAACGCTAAACAGTGATGCTGGTTGGCTTGCATCTGTTCCATCTAGCTGGTTAATAAGCATAATATTTAAAGGTGACGATTCAGAAAGGCTATAAATAATCGTTTGAGTCCAAGTGTGATTTATTGTGTTTTTAGCACCTGAAAAAGCTATAAACTTTGCAGGGTCATTTGGGTATAAAGATTTCATATCACCTATAAAACACGCATTTGGCACCAGAGTATTTGCTCTATTAGAACCTGAGTTGTAAATATAATCTGAGTAGCAAAAAAAATAAAAAGCGGTAGCTGTTCCAATGATAAGCCATTTATTGTTTAAGTATTGGCCTGTAGAATATCTCGTTATTGGAAAATAATAACTTTTACGCGATTGGCTATCTTTGCTTGCGTAGTCTTGGCAACCAAATGCTTTTATATTAGTTCCTCCTACATCATCTAAAGCACTAAAAACAGCAACCCCACCACTACCGCCAAGTGAAATGTTATTTCTTAATGATAAAAACGGCGGGGATGCAATATCATCAACCACAGTCCAACCTAGCGATTCCTTAGAACCATACCCCTCTACTAAGCATTTTTTAAGCACGTTCATGTACTCGCTTGGTTTGCCGTCCACTATTTGCGGCGCGCCTACATCATCCCATCGATAAACTGTTACTGGTAAAGCCATAATTTAATCCTTATTTCCACGAAAACTTAACGTTGAATTGTCACGCACTATTTCAGAGTGCCCGGGTGATACTGAGCGTGTAACCATAATGGGTTTACTGGCGGCTATGGTTTCAAACAAAAACGCTTCACCAGGGTTTAATCCGGCACCAAATGCCGCTTTGCGTAATATGAAATACGGTGCGCCTGCAAAGCTGTTGATAGGTGTGCAGTCGTTTAAAATGTCACCGCTGTAAATGTTGCCAACAAACTCACCGATTACGTTATAAGCGGTTGTTGAGGTAAACACGATTGCCCAGCGCTGGGCTATTACACCGATGTTTGTAACCTCGATTGGGTATTGAGTGGTGTTAATTGCACTTGATGCACCCGCGCCAAAATCAGCAAAGTTATTTTGCCATGCAGCTAGTGTGCGCTCGTCTTTTGTTTGGGCTTGAAAGTCACCTAAAACCTGTACGCTGCTAAGTGTTGCACCAGCTGGATAAGCTCGGCTAAGGGGTGTTAGTAGGCTTATTTGATTGCCTTGTATTGCGTCAATCAATGCAAGCTCTGATTGAATAGCCGTTACTATGTAAGGGGCTGTAAAAGCGCTAATACCAGCATTTATGGTTAGCTCGCCTGTGGCGCTATCGTAGCTGTAGTTATCATCGGTTACAGACCAAAGGCTTGCGCCTGTGCTATCTACAATGTCGATAAAGTCGGCATCGGCCAATACGTTTAATACTTGGCCGCTCGTTAGTGTTGCAGCGTTTGACCGTGAACGATTTTGCACACTCACCGGTGTAAATTCGTGGAAAATACGCACATTACCGTTATTTGGTAGCGTTGAGGTATCAAAGCCGCCTGGTGGTGAGGGTACAGTGGTTACTTCCACTTGGTTGTAGTCGTAAGTAATAGATGCTGGCTTTACCCCTTGGCTAAACTCAATATCAACATAGCCCGTTTCGCTTACTGTGCCGGTGCAATTAGTGCCGGTAATATTGCCGCTTAAATCGCTTGATGCTGAGAACGTAGTGCCGGTTGCACTCTCGTAAGTGATATAAAGCGAGTCGCGCGCAAAGCTGCTGTCGGGTAACTGCCATTGTTTAGCGCTGATGGTACGATCACCTTTTTCTATAATCGCGCCGAGGTTTTCGGTAATTGTGCCGCTGTAGTCTACAGGGTCAATTTCAGTAATAACGCCTGTATCATAATTAATGGTCGCAAATACGTAACCGGCTGAAATAAAGCGCCCTTGACCATCATCTGTGTATATGGTTTCTTCGGTGGCTTTTTTAAGGCGCACATGGCCTTTTAAAACACGCTCACCCGCGCCTAGCGTAATAGTTTGGCTAGTCGTAAATGAGTGAAAACGTAAGTCCTGAGTAGACATATAAAAGAGCGTAAAATACTGGTCTTTGGTAACAGCTGGGTTAAGCGTGGCTGATATTGAATTACCCACACGGGTTAACTCTTCTTGAGTAAGCTTTTTAGTTATTGTTACTAGCCTATTCCCGCCAATTGAACCCTGCCCTGTGTAGGCTTGATACTGATATTCAGCATAAAAATTAGGGCTTTGAGTGAGTAAATCGGGCACCTCAATATTTACTTCTGATATTTTGCCATAGCTTAAAAGTCGCTTAGTTCTGTAAATGGCTAACTCTTCGGCTTGAGGACGCAGGCCAATTTTAGAGCTAACAGTTTTAATGCTTGGCGTTAACGAGCGGCTAACAGACTCAACGGTAAGCGATTGGCCTTGTGCAGCAACTTGGGCGGTTAATAAGCTCGTGCCGTGGTATTTGGTTGTTTCTGCTGAAAGTAAAGGCAGCATGTCGGCTACGGTGTCAGTGTCTTTTTGCTCTTGTGCTTCTACTAGCAGTACGTTTACAAGTGCATCGTCTGGTTGGTCACTTAAGAATATATGTGCATCTTGCAAGCGGCTTGCATCGTCTGTGCTAAGGGCTGGGTACAGCTTTACTAAATCAAACGATGAACGCGCATGATCAATGTCACTAATTGAGCTAAACACATCGTTAAGTTTACCGCTCACTATTGCATTGCTGGTACGGTGGCCACCAGCGTATAGCTCGTTACCAATGCGCTGTGGTTTAAATATTTTTAAATCGGTTCTAAGCATTATTTGGCCTTTAAACGGTTTTTAAACGTAGGTTTACGTTTTGGTAATGGGTTGGTGCTGCGTCTGAAAAGTAGGTATGTGGCGTGGCTTCTACTGCTTTTTGGGTGTGGTCCCAAACAACATTAAATACCGTGCCGCGTATAGTTATTTCAAAGGCATCAAGCGTGGTTTTTGCATGCTCAAGTAATGGATTAACTACGCTTGCCTGTTCAAAATCGCTGTATAAATTAATTGGGCGGCCTAGTGGTATAAGGGTTTTTTCTATGTGCTGCGCGCCGTTTAATGCGCGCTCTGCTTGCTCGGCAACCGGTATATAGTCGATTTCATCAAGCCATGTGAAATTATCTAATTGCTGTGCGTTAATAATAATCATTGGGTGTTACTCAACTGTTCTAGGCGTTGTAAAAACTGCTCTTCAAAATCGGCTAAAATACTGGCTGTTTGCCCACCTGGTAAAGCAAGTTCTAAGCGCACTGTTTTAGCGTTACTCGTACTTGGTTGCTGCTTTTTAAGTAGCGCAACAAGCTGGTTAACGGCGTTAGTAAGGCTGTTTAACTGAGTGTTAGAGGGACTGTAACTAGGCGTGTTATTGCTCGCTGGCGAATAGCTTGGGGTGCTGCTGTACGTTGGTGGTACATATTGCTGCACCGCTTTTTGAGCTGTTTGTTGCGCTTTTAGCGCGTTTCGCTGTGCGTTAATGGCCGCATTTAATGTGCTTTTTTGCTCACGTGTTAAATACGTAAGTTGCTTATTAATTTTATTGTATAAATCGCTAAGGGCCGCGCTGGTGCTGGCGTTATCTATTTGGCTGCTAAATTTACCAAACTGGCTATTAGAAAAACCCTCATTAGCACGTTTCGCTTTTTCGTCACGTATGGCCTTGGTGTCTAGGTCGTATGCGCCTGTGCCGTTTTTTTCTTGGTAGTCTACAACATCGCTTACACTGGCTCGCTGTTCTGAGTTATAACGCCCTACACTAGTAGCGGCTGTGCTTGCTGAACGTGATACACGGTCTAACTCGTCGCGCTGCTCACGTAGGCTTTTAGTTGCAAATTCGTTAGCTTTTACTTGGTCGTTAGTGGCTTGCGTAGCTGCGCGGGTAGATGCTGTGGCCGCATCTTGAGCGCCTTTAAAATCGCCCAATAAGTTATTTACAACGGCTAATACATCGCCCAAACGCTCTTTTTGATAGTTGTATTCTTGGGCTGTTAACGTACCTGCTGAGTAACGATCGTTTAAGCGGGCTAATTCATCTGTTAGCCGGCTGTGCTCTCTTTGTAATTGTCCTAGGCTTGCCAGTTCTAACTGCTGAACACGGTTTAAGTCGGTGGTTTGGTCGGTTAAGCGTTGCTGCTGAATAGTAAGCGCGGCTTGGGCTTGGGCTTTTTGTTCTGCGGTGGCCGTGCTGCTTGCCATTACTTGCTGATTAGTAATGATTGCCGCACGGGTTTGATCAAGCTCACGGGCAAAGCGATTAACCGCGTCGCTGTTTGTGTCAGTAACAGGCTTAAGGGCATTAGCTTTTTCAATGAGCTTATCTAGCTCTTTAGTTAGGCCCAATGCAGCTGCTGCGGCTTGAATGCTCGCGGGTATAGTTTTATCTGTTGCATCTGCGGCAGCTATAGCAGCCTCTGCCCATTTTAAATATGCCTGGCGTTGTATGCCTAACGGCTGCTCGGATTGCTGCATTAGCTCGTAAGCAGCGCGCAGCTTATTAGCTGTATCGTCTAGGGCTTTGGTTGAGGTTAAACCAAGCTCTTTGTAGGCTTTTTCAACATCGCCAGCAAATACCTTTTGGCGCTCAAGCATTGCGCCGTGCTCTTCGAATTTAATTTGTAGGGCATCTAAAATAGCCAACTGGCCTTGGTACTGCTCACCCGCGCCTTGTATTGCCACACGGGCAGACTCAATGCTTTGAATAAAGCCATCAACCCCAACGGTTACACCGTCCATGGCTGTTGCTTGTTGCTCTAATGACGCTATGGTTTTAAGGGCTTCGGGTAGCGATAAGCTTAAAAACGCCTGGCGCTGCTTTTCAGCTTCTAGGGTTTTAGCGGTGGCCTCGGCTAGCTTTTGTTGCTGGTACTCAACATTTATATACTGCTGGTTTGCCTCATCCCAAATAAGTGTGCCGGCTTCTATTAGCGCGTCTAACTCGGTCATGTTGGTAATAACTAAACCAGTAGAATTAGATAAATACTTTAGCTCGTCAGCAAGTAACTGGGCTTGTTGGGCTGATTGCTGCTTAGATTTGCGCAGCGCTTCTTCTGCTACTAGCAGGTCTTTGTATAGTAAACCTACGTCTATTAACTCGGTAATTAACCAGGTGTATAAGCCGGCTTTGCCCACGGCTTTTAAGGCCATGCCCCACTTACCCGCTGCAATGCCTGCGGCATTAGTGGCTACGGTGGTAGCGCCTATAGCTGCTTGGTAGGTTCTTAGCGATGCAATGGCCGTAGTAGCGCCGCTGATCACACTACTAAAATAGGTACCTACTTTAAGGGCTAACCATACTTTGGCTACGGTGGCTATTTCTTCGCGGTATTCGTACATGGTAGTAACGGTGTTTTGTATTGCTTTACCCGTGCTTACGATGGCGTCACTAATTTGCTGCGCCCATTCTTTTAAACGGCCATCTTTCGCCATGGCTGCAAATTCGGTATTAAGGGCGGTTATTTGCCCTTTTAACCACTCCATAGCGCCACTTTGCGCTATAAGGTTATAAAACTGGGCCATGTTGTCTTTAGCGTTAGATACCTGCCCACTAAATAACGCCATTTGCGCAGCTGCTGAACCAACGCTACTACGCCCCATTTCATCAATTAAGCCTTTAATTACATCGCGGCCTAACTTACCTGCTGTAGATAATTGCTGTAACTCTTGTACGTTTTTGCCGGTTGATTTTTGCAGTAAATCCCATACGGGTATACCACGTTCAACCAGCTGAAGTATTTCCTCGCCTTGTAATTTTTGTTTTGCCCATGCTTGGCCTAATGCCAGGCTTACACCTTGCACCTCTTGGAACCCACCGCCCAGCTTTAATGCTTGGTCGGTAATAGACTGCAAGGTGCCATCCATTGGATCAAGGCCAAACGCTTTAAGTTTTACAAACGCCTGGCTTACTTCGTCCATTTGTAACGGGGTTTTTAACGTAAAGTCTTTTACCCATGCAGTGGCTTTATCACCTGCGGCAATGCTGCCCATAAGCCCCTGCATTTGTACGCCTAGCTTTTCAAACTTATCACCGGTGCTAAATACTTGGCTTACTGCTTGGGCTACTCGATCAAGGCCAACATACGCGGCGGCCAATGCGGTAACTTTGCCTATTACACCGTCTAGGCTTTGTGCTTGGGCACGTTGCGCTGTAGTGCCTTGGCGTAGCTCATTGCTAAACTTATCGACTGAGCGGCCTGTTTTATCAAACTGAGCTGCTAAATCGCGCTTTGCGGCACGTAAGTTATTCGTGTTTACGTCTGACTTTTTAAGGGCATTTTGTAGTGCGGTGTGCTTACTTGTTTGCTGGGTAAGCTCGGTGCGCATTTGTGTTAGGTCTTTTTCTGCGGCGTCGAGTGAGCGCGCAAGTTGCACAAATGGCTTATCGGTGTTTTTGGCTTCGGTTTGTAATTGTTCTAATGCGCGTGCAGCTGCTGCGGTGGCAATTTCTTGTTGTTCTAATTTTTGCTTTGACTGCTCAAACGCACGTATTAGATCAGCTTGGTTAGCTAATCCGTCTAATTCGTTGGCAAGTTTACCCGCTGTTTGGCTGGTTTGTTTTGCACTTGTATCGGTTTGGTTTAACGACTCACTGAGCTTATCAGCGGCAGGATTAGCAGCATCGGCGCTTTGCTCAATATTTTTAAGCTCTGTTACCAGTTGCTCAATATTTTGCTTGCCTGTGGCCTCAGCAACTATGCGCAGGGCTAATTCTAAGGTTTTATCTGCCATGGTGTTAACTCAGTTTAAACAAGGTTTAAATGGGGATAAAGGGGCAAACAATGCCCCTTTATAAATACGCTTAATAGGGCTTATGAAGCGTCTAGCTCGTCAATGTAGTACGGCTCATTTTTGTTTGCTACCAGCTTAGCTGTGCCCTCAAGCGCAGCGGTTACAAACTCACTGCTTGCTAAGTCAAGCTCAGAGGTTGGCATCATTGAGGTGTCGTAAATTTCAAAGTTAACTTGCTTACCATTGGCTAGGTTTGTGCCCTCGCCAAAAATACGTAAGCGCGTTTGGCTTACTGTTGCACCGTTAATGCGTTTACCAGTGCGGGCGTTGTAAGTACCGTTAATAGTAATACTGCCACCAGCATCTAATGCACCGCCTTTAATGGCGCGTATCATGCCTAGCGCAAAGTTAAACTCGTAATCAACACCCGCAACTAAGGTTTCGGTGGCTTGTTTTACTACTACATCGTTTGTAAAGTTTTGCCCTGGTACTGAAACCCATGATTGGTTAGCAGGCATGGTTACGGCTTCGTCGGTTAATGTTCCGGCTGCGTCGTTAATTGCGGCCACATCACCCATAAGCGCAAGTGCGATCATTTCGGCTGGCTGGTCGTCAAACTCCCATGTAATAACGGTTGGCTTGCTTATTTTTACGTCATCAAGTGTTTGCCCCTTAGTGGCTTTTTTATTTGATGTACGTACAACCGAATCGGCTTCGGCTTTAATGCCTAGCTTTGTGGTGTTAATTGGGCCAAAAATTTGGCCGGTGCTTATGCCTTGCTCATTTAAGCGGTCTACAAAAATGTTGCCCGCTAGTAAAATACCGTCGCTCATATTAAAGCGCTCCTTTAAGTCTCATTTGACAAGTAAAAGCCAGCGGGTAATACGCATGGCCTTTGGTGAATTGGGGTTTAGCTGGGGTGTTTACTCTAAGCCATGGCCCCGTGCCGTTAAGCACTTTGCCCGCCATAGCGCGAATAATGTTAGTTATGTGCTCACCTGCGTTTGTGTCTTGCTTACGTACTACCAGTACAACAATCCATGTTTGGGTTAGCTGCATTAAATGGCCGGCGTTTTTACTCTCTGGTAAGTTATCGCCGTAGTACATAAGGTGAATGCTGGGGGTTGTTTGGACGTCTTCTTTTACGTTGGCTAGCTCGTCGCTTAGGTAAACACGCTTAATGCCTGGTACTTGTTCAAGCGCCTGTTTAAGTGGGTTTTGAGCGGCAAAATAGTCGGTAGTAATTTCAAACATTAAATAAACCCCTTTGACTTTTCACGTGAAAACACAGTACCTGCGCTTTGTATGGTGGCGGTGTCTTGCACTTTTGCGTCTTCGCCTAGTGCGTTAACCCCAATGCTTAGTTCTCCTTTAGCCACTGAGGTTAAAAACTTTACTGCTTCCTTGTAGCGCGTTTCTATGTGCTCTGGGGTGTCGTTTGTGCCTAATTTATAACGGGCAATATCACAACAAAATTGCTCAAGTAGGTTAGGCACCGTTACAAGCGGCAATTCATAACGCCCAGCTAAATAGCCGTTAATCATGTCGCTTGCATCGGTAATGGCCTGCTCAATAACTGCGGTATTAATTACATCAGCGGGGGCGTCGTCGCGTTCACTTAAATAAATAAGCTCGCGCTCACCAAAGCGCTTTTGCATTGCGGCTATTGTTGCGTAGGCCATTTACTCGCCCTCGCCTGCTTTGGCTTTAGCTTCGGCGTCTGCACCAAGCAACCATTGCCATGCAGCATCACGATCTTGTGCTGATACTTTAACGCTAATCACTTCGCCCTCGGTTTCGCCTGGTGCTTCAAAAGTGACTTGTTCACACTTAGGCTTTTCGGTCATTTGCGCACCGATAATAAGCGCGATTATAGGTTGTAGCTCTTGTGGGGCTTGGGTGTAATCAACAAGCTGGTATAGCTCGGTTTTTTGGTCTAAATCTGCACCCACGTTATTTGCGTCCAGCTGTGGGTTCTGCGCAGTACTCGCATCGAGCGGTACAGCTTGCACCGATAAGCGTGGATCATTTTCAATTGCTTCAAGCTGCTTTTGAGTAAGCTGATCTGCGGGTAATGTTTGCTTTCCGCTGGTGAGACTAATGCCGCCACGACGGTAGCCCGTAGGCTGCGTGCAATGGACAATGATAGCCGCAAGGGCAGTAAGCTTGAGATTTTTAGCCATTTCATTATTACTCCTGGTTTAAAGCGTGGGGCTTTAAAGCCCCGTGCTTAATAGGGTTTTATGTGTGGTTAAAGGTAGTCAGCTACTAATAGCTCTACGCGGCCTTTAAGTTCGTTTGAGCTGTTTGATTCCATTTCACGCTCTAACATGCGGGTGGCTTGCTTTTCCATGCTGGCGGGAACAACTAACATGGTTGGCTTAATACCCAACTTACGGCCACCGTCGGCTTTAAAGCTGCGCATTTTTTCGATGCTGTCCCATAAGTTATCTGGCGTTAATGCACGTTTGTTAGCAAAGGCAAGTTGCCAAAAACCAAATCCTGCTGCATCACGGCAATCAACGCCGTAACGGTATTCTTTGCGAGTGAATACGGCTTCGTCGTCCATTTTTGTCATAGCAAGTAAGTTAGGCTTTTTGCGCTCTTGGAAAATAAGCGGCTTAAGGGCTTTTGAGGTATCGAGTACGTACCAAGCTTCGCCCTCGTAGGCTACATCTTCGGCCATATTGGCAGTAGACACCGCTACACCTGTGCCGTCAGCATTTGGGTAAACCGGATGATCAACATCAAAATAGTTTTGCCCGTCGTAGCACAAGGTTGTAAAACCAGCTGCCAACAATGGGAAAATCATTTCGTCTGGGTGAATGGCCGCCGCGTTACCCATTTCTTTAAAAATAGGTGAGTACACGCCTAGGTTGTCGTCTTCAATATCGTTGCGGTCTACGCCTACCGTTGACTCGTAATCGTCGTTGGTAATGATGTACGCCTGCGATTTCATACTTTGAATATTACGATCGCCAATCCATTTAGCCAGGCTTGGAAACTTACCCAACCAGCCATAGGTATTACTGGCCGATGTAGATTTAATTACACTGGCAATTTTATTAAATTGCGGTGCTGCTTCTGATTTACCTTGTTCAAACTCAGATTTAAACGCGGTAAATAAAGCGTTTAAAATTGCTGGGGTCACTAAAGCCATTAGTTTTGCTCCTGTTTAGCTTTGGCATAAGCAGCATGGCTAAGACCTAGCTGGTCTGCTGCATACTTGTCTTCTGCTGTGAGTGCTGCTAAGCCGTCTTTATCTTGCTCTGGCTTAGGTGCGTGAGTGGTTTGCTGAGCCGTTAAGCTTGCAATAGGTGAACGGGCATCTAACACCGCTTTTAATGCAATAACGCCTTGCTGATTACCTAAGCTCGTTAAGTATTCAACTTCGCTGGCAATAATGCGGCCATCTTGTTTAGCTTTGCTAATTTCCTGCTCAACCGTTTGGGTTTCAGTGGTGCTTTTAAGGGCAACCATTTCAGTGTGCAATGCGTTGTAGGTTTCAACCGGCACGTACTTAGCTAAATTAACCTCAGAATCTGGGCTATTAGCTTTTAGTGCGGCAACGGCATCGTTTGCGTTACTTAGCTGGGTAGTGAGCGAGTCGGCTTCGTCGGCCTTAGCCTTTAAAGCAGTGAGTGCTGTTGTTGCTTGGGTGTAGTCTGCATCGGTGATTTTGTCACCATCCACAGTTATACCTAGCAAGCTCAGCAATTTTTGAGCTGCATTCATGGGTGTATCTCCATCGTTAACATGGGTTTTAGAAGTCTTTAAAACAGCAACTTTGTCCATACCGTCTACCGCTGGGTCGTTGGTAAGGGCAAAATGGCGTAATTTGGTTGGGCGTCCTGTTTGTTTGTCGTAATGAAAAACAGGGCTAATAAAGCGGTACTCGTCGTTTTTTAGGTGCGCACGTGCGCTGGGTGTCCAGCGTACATTTAGGGCATACAGCCCCTCGCCTGGCACATACTCTAAGTCGCTTGGGTTAAACCAACCGCTTGCTGGGGCTGGCTTGCCGTTTTCTTCGGCGTGTAAGGTTTGGTGCTCGTAGTCAAAGTGGTAGTCGTTGGTGCGGGTGCTGGCAGTGCTTTTGAGTAGCTCAAATGCGGCTTGGTCTAGTAACCAGGCATTAGCAGGTACGTCGAACGGGCGGCCATCGTGCGATTTAAAATAGCCATCTGGCATTACCATTACGCGCTCGCTGATACCTTGCTCGTTAATTTCGCTGGCAAAGCGGCACGCAGCAAAGCCTAGGTCGGCAGGCTTGCTAGCTGATAAAGCATCAGGCTGGTTTGCTGATAAAACAGCAAGCTGGTCTTCTGATAAAGCAGCAAGCGCCGCTTTAAGTGAGGCAAATTCAAGTAAGCTTTTTTCGGTAAATGGTTTTTTCATGGCTGAGCACAGTTTGAATAATCTGTGCTCAGTATGGATTTAGAATTGAATTGGTTGGCCGTGCGGTGTTTCGGGAATTAAAAAGTGCAAATTAAATATATAAAAAGCGATTAATTGGAATGGTCAATAAGATATAGTTCTCACTTAAGTATTACAACCCTGTTTAAAAGGTGTTTAAAAATGTACTGAAGGGATTGTGATAGCTTTTTAGGGCTAGGATGAAACTTTATATAGAAAAGCTGTGAGAGCTCAACACAGAGCGCTGGTATAAAACCAAAAAATGAATAAAACCTAGTTTTTTAGTACTATTAAAAAAACAAAAAACAACATTTAGTACCAGACACTTAGTAATTAAAAACGTGGTATAGTATGAGATTGAATTAAACGAGAGGGGGAATGTGTATTGAGACGTATTAATAACCAAAGGAAGCTTTATGCCCAAAAAGAAAGGTATTACCAACCTAAATGGTAAGGATAAAACAGACTCAACATCGACTAGCCTCGAAACTAAAAAAGATGTTAAGTCTGTAAACATTATAAGAATTATCATTACTATAATAATCAGAGAGTTAACATCTCAAGCTATAGGGTTTATCCCCCAAATAGTAGAGTTCATTTCTCAATATATTATTTAACTAAAGATATTTCTTTTTAATATTAAGTGGTCAGTAGCTATCTTACTGACCACTTCGTCACTATACACACATTCTTTTTAAGTGCATATTCGATTTAGTTATATAAATATACAAATATACAAATATACAAATATACAAATATACAAATATACAAATATACAAATTTTACTACTTCCCCGCGTTCTCAACTTGTGTGTCTTTTTTGTCTTCTTTTTTAAAGTCGACCTTTTTTATGAGTTCCATCACCAATTCTTGTGTATTTAAAGGAAAACTGTCTGGTTGAGCTACATTGGTTTGCCTTGAAGCAAAAATGCGCTCAGCAATTGAAATTTTAATTCTATTTTGGTCTGCTTCTGGGAGTGATGCAATGTAAGGTGTAATTGCTTTTAAATCTAATGCTGTATGATGGTAGTTATATTGTTGTTCTCGATGCTTGGTAGATTCTCTTGAGAGGTATGCTGCTGGTATTGATAGAATAAACACTAGCACTGTTCTGAAGATTGAGCTTTCCCAATCAAACCCAGAGTGGGTTGAATCATAAAATGTATAACAAACAATAAAAACGATAATTGCCATACATCCTAACGAACCATATCTTAACCGGTCCGCCGATTTTTTTTCGGATACTGCACTTGAGTCATAATCGTTAGCCATAACTCTATTAGAAGCATTAGATAATAAACCATCTAGTTGGGTAACCTTGTTTTCTATGATCACCTCAGCTTCTTCATATAAATCATTAACAAGAACAAGATCAGACTCAAATTTTTCACTTAAATTTGTAAGCTTTGTTTCAAGCCCTACACACTGTTTATTAATACTACTTATTGTATCATCAAGATCAGAGGCAACTTTTTTAATCTCTGATTCTTGGGAGCTCATACTAAAATCTAGCTCATCTTTTAATAAAGAAATTTTATCATAAACTCCCGAAACTTCACTCTTTAAGTCCTCAATAATACCGTGTTTAAATGAGTCAACCTCCTTTAAAATTCCTTCACTTAATACTTTATCTTTCGACTCACCTAGTAGTTCTATTCTGAACTCCTCTGGGCTAGAAACTATTCTAGTAGCTCTTGATGTTAGTTTTTGTAAGTTTTCAAATACGTCAAAATAACTTGGTCTAAAAGATTTTGCTAATGCGATAGATTGTTTTAACGCTAAAATTTCAGCAGCTAAATTAGAAAATAAACTATGTAGATTACCTCGAACTTTCCCCGCTTCAGAGTCTTCCATAAAGTGCAATGCCGATAGGTCTTGTAGAAAGATTACATTTATTTTGTTACGGATATCTTCAAGTACAGATTTCCTCTCTTTATCTTTTTCTGTAATATTTTCATCGTCAAGTATTTGATACAGTGAATTTAGGCTTTCCCATATATTATTTTTGAGGTCCTCAAATTTTTTTATATTATATTCTGTCATAGAGCTTCCTTTTTTCTGTTTTAGTTTCCTTTATCCACAAAATTAAAAATTATTTCAATAATTTCTTTTTCGTCATTATCCGATAATCCTAAAAATGGCCGTGCGGGTATGGCCGCTAAACGGGGTGGCATATCGCTTGTACCACCAAATTGGTGAATAGCGCCGTATTCCATGTTTGTACCAAATTCTAGTGATTCGTCCCCGATGTTATAAGCGAGCGTATCGCGCATTATGTCGTTTAGCCTGAGTATTTTGTCTTTGTTCTTTTTTTTGCTCTTGGCGTAATCGGGGCTAAGTGCTTGCCATGGGGTGCCGTCGGGGCTGCGCTGCTCGTCAAAGTGATCGCGATGTGTGAGCATTAAGTGCTCGCCTACGTTGCCTAGTGCGGGCGCTAGGTTGTTGGCATTTTTAATAAGCTGGGTGAGCACGTCGCTTACGGCTTGTGCGCCTTGGGTGCTTATTTGTATTTTAGCGCCTGCCATTACACTAGCCCCTCGTTAAAGGCTTGGGCGTGTGTTTGCTGGTCTAGCCCTGCGATTAGTGCGGGTAGTAGGTCGGCTATTTGGTCGGCCTCTTGGCCTTTGGCGCGTTTTTCAAGGTGCGCAAACTCGCGACACGTTTGAAGGGTGTAAGGGGTTTGTTTTAGCAGCTGCTGCGCTTGGGTTAATAATGTCATCGTCTTTTTTCCTGTGATTTGGCGGCATCTTTTACTAGTTGGTCTATCCAGCTTACAAGCTCGGGTTGCCATTTTTTAAGCTCTTTGCGAGCCAGCGCCCAGGCGGTAAATGCCTCGGCAAATTCTTCGTACTTGTTGGCGGCTCCGTAATACGTAACCGGCAAGGCGTTTTTTAAAAAGGCCGGTGCGCCTGCATAGTAATGCACTTGGTGCCCTAGTTCGTGTAGCCATGTGGCTACCACTGCGTGGGCTTCGTTTTTATCTAGTGCGTTAAGTGTATCTGATATTGTGTGATCGCGTTTTAAGGTTTGCCCGTTGTGCTTAAAGCTGTACTTACCTGCGTTGTTAGCGGCGAGCCTTACGGTAAGCGCTGCGGTGTCTTGCACGGCTTGCATGTCTACTTTAGCTAGGTTTTGGCTGGCTTTTACTTTTACCACTACGTGCTCAAACCCCACTGAGGTAAACCCACCTACCCGTTTAGGGCTTCGGGTGGCGTATTGCATACGAGCGTAAAAGTCGTCTACACCTAAGTACTGCCCAACGTCACTGCGTATGGCTGCGTTTGCTTTAGAACCTGCGCTCATTTCGTTACTTTTTACAAACAGGGTTTTAGTTTGCTTGGCGGTTAAAAAGCTGTTTAAGCCGTTAAGTACTTCGCTATCGAGCTGGGCTAGTAATGGGTCTAGCTTTAGCGCTGTAACGTTTTTAGCAGTGCTGTAAGCCGATGGCACAATGCGGCTTGCTTGGTAGTCTGCTACGCGCTTTGTAAGCGGTGGTTTGTCGGCCACTTGCTTTTTAGCCTGGCTTGTAAGCTGGGCGGTATTTTTGGGGGTGTAGTCAAAGCCCGGATCAATACCGCGTGGTAGCTCAAACTCTTCGCCTGTTTTTTTGTTGGTCCAGGTGTAGTTGCCCTCGTCGGGTGCTGTGCCTACAGTTAGGCCACGGCGTTTAAGCTCACGTTCGCTTAGGCTAAACTTTTTACATTTACAGCCCCAGCCGTTTTGTGGGCTGTGGGTATCCCACCATGGATGATCAACCGGTAACACTAGGTTATTCCATTTTAAGTGCAGTACGCGCGGGGTTTCACTATCGCCGTGTTTGTATAGTGCATAAGGGCGGCTGGCTTTAAGTGCTTGTATTTGCCCCTCGCGCCCTGCGTTGTAGGCTTGGCGTATATTGGTTTCGTATATTAACTGGCTGCGCCATGCAGGTTCCCCGTTATGATCCCAACCATAACGCGATTTAATGTTATTAAATTCGTTTTGAAACCAGCCCAGGCTTTTACCCTCGCTTATTGCTTTATCGACTGAGGTATAAAAGTCGTTAAGCATGTCGGCCTTAGTTACACCTGCTACCATAAATGCGCGGTTATGGGCATTTTGCCATACATCATCCCAGCTGTTGCTGGGTGTGTTTAGCTTTTGCCTAAAAAAGCGTATGGCATCATCAAACGGTAATGAGCCGTATCTAACAGCCATTTAACGCCCCTCATCCACTTCTAGTGCGCCTAGTAATTCGCTGGCTGCCATGGCCTTTGCCATTAGCTCGCTAAAGCCCTCTGTGCTTATTTGTGGCTCTAGTTCTAGTATGCCGTCGCGGATTTCTTCTAAGCTGCTGGCGTTTTTAACCAGCTCGGTTACGGCATCGCTCATGCTGTTTAAGTGAGTTTGTGCTTGTGCGGTCAGCTGCTCGGCTACTAGGTCGGCGTTATCTTTTTGCGGTGTATTTTTAAGTGCAGCAAACCCCTTAAGTGCGGCGCTTGGCTCGGTTGGTGCTGTTATTGGGGCAAGGCTTAAAATTGCCTCGCCCTTTTCTGGGAGTGGTATTTGGGTTTTTTCACTTACCCAGCTAACCGGTACTGGGTAGTTGGCTTCGGTGAGTATTTTAAGCGCAGGTGCGAGTACGGCTATGTCGTCGGCTTCGCTGGTGTCGAATTTAAAGCGTGGGATACGGCGCGCGCCTGAGTAGCTTTTAGAGTTAAGCGCGTGCATTGGGTAAATAATATCGCGCGTTATTGTGTTGGCTACTTGCTTTAAATCGCTTTCGGTTATGTCGTCTAGCACGTCCATGTGAATGCTGCCTAGGGCGTTTGTGCTGGTTTTACCATCGGCTTGGCTGGTGAGTGTTGCCCCTAATACGGCTTTACTTTGGGTGGTTTCACACCACTTGATCATGGCTTCAAATGGGTCGGCTTGGCCGTTGGCTGCATTTTGAAAGTCGATTTCCATGCCTTTAGGGATTATACCGCCTGCGTTATGGCCGATGCTAAGCACGGCACGTAACAGGGTGGCTTTTTCGTCTTCGCTGGCACCATTAGGGTATTTACCCAGGCGTAGCGGTAGGCCGTAAATTTCTAAAAATTCGGCTAAGTCGCGTATTGAATAGTTTTTAAATAAGTACGGCCATGCCACGGTTGATGTTAAACCGGTGCGGTGTATATAACCTGACTTACTGCGGTGAACGTGGGCACACCAACCAAATGGGTTTAGTGCTTGGCCTGTGTAGCTGTTGTCGCGCAGCATCAGCTGATTGCGGTCGTCTGGGTGGGTTTGAAATAGATTTTGATCGCGAAATTCGTAACCGGTAATAATATGCTCGCCGTTATCAAACGCCCAGTTAAGCTCGTTACATGAAAACGATTTTAGTATTGCGTCGCTGCAATCAAATAGTAGGTCGTCTAGCCAGGTGGCATCTTCTAGTATTTCTTGAATTGCTGCTGCGTCTTTTTCTTCTTGCTCTGTTGCGTTGCGCGGCGGTTCTACTGACCAATCGTACTTAAGCCAGCCTCTGCGACGTTTGGTAAGTTCGCTAAATAGGTGGCCGTCTTTGTCTTCCATGTCTTTTGCTAGGTCGGCCATGGCTGATAAGTTACCTGCATCGGCATCTTTTAATAGTTGCGACAACTTAGCAGGGGTAAGCGCTTCGCTTGGGTGCTCAGCATATTGGCGCATTAGCATGCCAATGCGGCTATCTTGCTCGGTTTGGGCTTGCTTAAAGTCGGTTGAATTTAGCGGGTTGCCGTGGATGTCTACTATTTGGTTCATGCGGTTACTCTTATGATGGGCTTAACGCTTAGCACGTATACGTCTAGCGTTAAGGTGTGTTGGTGGGCCTTGGCTAAACTGGCGGCGGTTATATCAAGCTGCTCTGTTTTGGCTGTAAATAGCTCTTGGTAAACAATTCTAAAACGTGGCATTACCAAGCTGCCTTACGAACACTTGCAAGGTCGTCGCTGTGGTCGGGGCGTAGGCTGTTAGCGGCTTGCTGGGCTTTGCTTGGCAGTGGTGTGTATTCTATGGCGCTGCCGTCCATTTCGGCTGCCCGTATTAGCATGGCGATTGATACGGCGCTATCGCCATGGCGTTTGTTGCCATCGGTGCCGGTGTTTTTGCCTTTATCTACCTGTGCAATACCGTTTTTAAGTTTAATTTGGCCTAGGTCGTCTAGTACGTCTTGGTCTTTTGGTAGCGTGATGTTTTTAGTTTCAAAGTAGTCTTTTAATTTTGGCATCCACTCGCGATACCAGGCTTGTGATAAATGCACGCTATCTACTAGCTCGGTGCCGTATTTAAGGCTTGCAGCTTCGGCTAAGAAACCACCGTTACCTGTAGCGTCAAACGCTAGGCCACGTAGTTTTGGTATGCGGTCACAAATATAGAGCATGATTTGCTTTTGCTGCTCGTAGGTTACGTTGCGCAGCTCGACCATAAATGGCACGGTTAGGCTGGTGTCTTGGTTTATTTCACCAATACTGAATACGGTTAAATCGCCTTTGCGGGCAAAATCTTCACCAAAGGCATGGGTTAGATCAGGATTTAACCCACTGAGTAAATCATCAATATTTTGTTCAAGCCAAGTGGCTACGTCTTTTACTCGTTGCTCTTCGGTCCAGCTTTCAAAGTCGGTGGGGGCTTCGTAGCGTATTACTTTGCAGTCGTCGCTTAGGGCACGTTCACGCAGGCGTCGGCTTAGGTATTGCCCTGCGCCTTGGCTTGGTACACAGTATAGCTCCTCGTTTGCGGCGTCGGCCGTGGGGTAAAAATCAACTTGATTAGCTAGCCATTCGTCTTCTTTGGCTTGCGTCCACGTTTGCCCACTTACCAAACAAATGCGCTTGTAAAGCCCGTGCCTAAGCGCTTTATCAATAGGGATATGATGCACGGAATACTTTTTAGTGCCGCGCCTTGCTTGGGTAATTAGGGTGTTAAATAGGTTATCTACGCCGTTATGGGTTGAAATAATACGTACTCGACCGCCCCACATGGTAAGCGCCATAGCAGCTTTTAGCACTTCGTCTAGGCGGTCATGGAATGCGGCTTCGTCTATTACTACGTTACCTTGACGGCCACGTAAGTTGCGCGGGTTAGAGCTGAGCGCGACAATTTTTTTACCGGTATTTGGGAATTTAATTTCAAAGGTGTTGATTGATCGCTTGGTGCCGTCTGGGTCTTTTTCTTCAAATATGCCCTCTTCCACTTCGCCCATTACCATGTTGAGCTTTTGCGCCCAAAATGCACAGGCGTCTATAAACTCCTTAGCCATTTCTTTGTCTGAGCCAAGGTAATAGGTGTTCTGGCCGTTGGCGGTTGCTGCTGCGCTTAGTACGTCGTCTAGTGCTTCGGCAAAGGTTAACCCGGTACGGCGTGACTTTTCGGCAATTTTTACTATTGCGTTGTCTTCCATCCATGCTTTTTGATAGCCAAAAAGTATGTCGGTGCCCATGGCAACCGCTAACGAACCTGACACTTTGCTAAGCGGTAGCTCGTTGGTTTGGGTAACGCTTTGCGCGGTGCTAGTCATGCTTTAGCCCTAATATGTCGCGTTTGAAAAATGCCAGCATGTCGTCTGCGGTTTGCGGTAAGTTTTCGTTTTTAACCTTTTGGTCTAGGTCTTTGGCGAGCTTTTGCGCATAGGCTTTTTCGATTTCTTGCTGGCGTTTGTGTGCGGCCATAGCGGTTTGCTCTAGTCGCTGAGCTGCTAGCATGGCGTCTTTTATGGTGTCGATGTCTACCGCTGCGTCTTCGTCGGGGTTCATCATTTGTTGCTGCATAGCGCGGAACAGCTGAGAACGGCCCATTTCTAAAATAAGCTTGGTGGTATCGCCTGTGGGCTTTTCGCCAAGCTCTGCGGTAAGTGCTTTAGTTGACTCGCGCAGGTCGCGTAGCTTTTGGCCTATGGCTTCGGTTTTTTGCGCATGGCGGCTTAGGCCACTGCGGCTAATGGTTGCGCCCTCGTCTAAGCCTGACTCAATAATAAGGGTATTTACGGCGTCGAGTATTTCGCCTTGGCTAAAGCGTTTGTCGCGTAGCATTGAGTCGAGCTGCTTTTTAATGTCTTCGGGCAGTAAATCAACTTTGCTGGGTTGGCCTCTGCGGATTGACTCGCTCATAGTTAACCTCGTGGCCCAGGGCGTTTAATGCCAGGTACTACACTTATGCCCTCGGCTACGTCGATGCCTGATTGCGTAATACGGGCTACCCATGTGTTTTCTGTGAGTTTATCGAGTGTTATATAGCCGTTTTGCTCTAACCAATTGAGTAAGGTTTTAAGCTGATCGCGACTGCAACCCAGTGCATAGCGCTGCAATACATCGGCTAACATGCTGGTGTTAGCGCCAAAATCGGCGGATTCTTTTAGCGTTATAAGTATGCTAATTCGTTGGTGCTCGGCTTGAACTTGTAACATTGCCATAGTGGTTTTTCCTGAATTAAATTTTGGTTAGCCTGCTCAGCTGTCGTTGCTGCGCGTGCCTCTGAGTTCGTTTTCCATTAGTAAGTCGGTTAAGCGTTTTATGTCGGTGAGCTGTGGGTTAAGGCCGTCTATTTTTACGCTTACTTCTAATAGACGTTTGTCTAGGTCGTGTATGTCGTCGGCGTTGGGCAAGTCTTCTATTGTTTTTTCTACGGCACTTAAACGGCTTTCTAACGCTTTAGATACAACCTCATGAGTTGTTTTAGTTACAAAGGTGCTGCGCAACCATGCCAGTGCGCTTGCCCCAATAATGGCAATACCTACGGTTAAAAATGCTTTCCACCATTCCAATATAAAATCCATGCTAGCGCCTATAGTGCTGTTGTTGTATTTCAATGAGCGATTGGCAATCTACACAGGTACTACAGTTTTTAACTGCGTCACGGCGTTGTTTTGGTATGTCTATGCCACACTCTTGGCAGTGCATAAACGCTGCACCGGACGTGTTTGCTTTTTCGCGCTGAATTGATAGCGCGGCATCGAGTAAGTGTTGTTCTATTTTTTGCGCGTCGTCTAATTTACTCACTGCGGTTTCCTTACTTTTTCAATGACGTTTTTAATGCCTTGCTTAACGCTTGGCGCGGCTTTTTCAACTGAGCGGCCAATAACATAGCCTCCTATGCCTAGCTGTAATAGTTCCCATGCTTGCGTTGATAAGCGAAAAGCCAGCCAGCCGAATGAGTCAAAGCACACCAACACTAAGAACGTAAGCATGGTGATTGGCCGCCAGTTACGTTGAAGCCAGCTTTCACCTTTGGCCTCGGCGGTAATAATTTGCGATTGCGCCTCTAGCACTTTGCCTTGTAGCTCTACAATTTTACCCTCAAGCTCTAGCACTTGGCTTTGAGCTGCGTTTTCAATCCGCTTAAGTTCGTTGGTAACTGCTTGGCGTTCTTCGTCACTGGTAAAGAGATCATCAATTAAATTGGTGATCGGCTCGACCACGTTAAACCAGTTTTTAATTGCCATTGGATTCTCCAGAACGATTTTTGAGGGCCTCATGGACGTTTTTGTAGCTTTGCTGGCCGTCTACCCGCAGATGTATGTCGATGGCTCTAACCGATTGCCAGCCTTTATTAAAGTGACTTTGCATGGTGCCGCAATGGCTGTGCATTGGTATTTTGCGGGGGTCGAATGGCATATTGTGCATGCGCGCATCAACTTCCAATTCCATGCGTTTCTCACGGCCTTTTAGATATGACCAATCCCAATTTTTACCCATTAGGCCACCCCGCTTAGCTGATTTACTGCAAATTCGGTTACATGGGCTAAGCGGTTATACCAGCCCTCTAGGTTTGCTTTTTGGCTTGGATCATTTGCACAAATGCGGGCGTACTTACGGCCACGGTTTACGCTGAGCAATACGGTTAGGCTAAGGGCTGGACTCTGTAGGATAGCGGCTTGGGTTTTTGGCCCCATGCGACCATCGGGCTTTGAGTTGACTAATCGCTGGGTTAATTGGGTCATGGCGGGTACGCCGTGCTGTACCGCGCCATCTAGCAGCATAAAGTAAACCCCTGCGGGGCTTTGCTCGCAGTGCATGGCACGCCAATAGTCACGATGATAAAGGCTTACTGCTTTAGCAAGCGTTAGGTTTTTAATATCTACAGTTGGGTAGGCGCGCTGGCTTATACCGTACTTGGTAAGGCCGCCACGGTCAGAGGCTACGTTATTTAACCCGCCATCGCTGCGCAAGCCTCCCTCCAAATACAAGATAAGTAATATGCACTGGGCAAATTTAAGCGAGTACGGGGCAAGTACGGCTAGTACTTCTGGCGATTGTTTAAAGTAAGTTAGATTGAGGGTTGGAGACATACCGAAAAACCTTGTTGTTTTTCGGTATTTTGACTAGTTAGCCTTGATTAGTGGCCGTGCGGGGTTTCGGGAATTAATCTAAGTGTGCTGATATCTCAGCAAGCTCTCGATAGTCACCCAAGTTTAATGTATTTTCAAAAATTAAAAAGCTTAATTGAAAACGTAGTTTTATGTCCTCACCATAACTCTGTTTTGGTATTGAATCTAAAAGCTTGTTATGTATTTTGATTAAAGCTGTATTTGAAACTTCACTATTACTCTCATACAAACCACCAAAAACTTTCAGGTATTCTGACAAAGATGTATTCTGCTTATATACGTAATCCGGTGCCTCTTGTTGCATACTAGAAGATTCATAGTCCAATTGATCCGAAGGAATCCTTTTATATAAACGCCTGTCATTGAAATAATTAATCGATATGTCCAACTTAACTGAAGCAAGCTTTGAATAAATAATGGGGTTGTTCTTATTAAAATAATCTAGTGTTCTATTACTTATAAATGAGTCTATTAGAAGATCATATTTCGTAATATCCTTCTCCATAAAAGATAATAATGTCATCACATAAGGTACATCTATAGTCTTCCCATTATTTACATTAGCAAAGATAGATTCAGCTCTATTGAGTACCTTAATAGATTGTCTGGGGGACAGATCTAACGCATTAAAAATATCATTGCATAATGAGTAAAAATCACCTTTTTCAAAATTTACAAATGGAAATAGTATAACTTCTCTACTGATAAGCTGTTCTTTACTAAATGATTTTAATTGACAGTAATTTTCCAATAAAGATTTGGATACTCTGGTTCTTAAAATATATTTATTATCAAAAAAGCGACTCAAATATTCTTCTGCATTAAAACCCGCACCGTAAACAGCTTTTACTGTATGAGCTAACTGTTGGGTATTAGTAGCAACAATAAATGAAAGCCCAGGTATATCAAAAACATGTTTAATAGCTTCCAACATTTCTACGGCATAAGTCGGCTTGCAACGATCTAGTTCATCAATAAATATAAATGCAGGAAAACTATTAGTAATAGTTTTCATATCCTTAATTGGAGTATTTACAACGTATTCGACCCAGCTTTGAATAGCTAGCTTTAGTGTTTTTACACTTTCTTTACTATCAGTGACTTCTTTACAAAATACTTCGAGTACCTTTTCACCAGCTTTAGAAAAATCAACTTCTTTACCTGAACCTGTTAATTGTCCCTCATTCGTTTCTGTGGAATCAAATATATTAAAATCAAACCCTAAGTACCTTTTCATTAAAGCACTACCAATCCTTGGCGCAGCCGCTTTTATTACCCCATTTAACTTTCTTTGAGTTTCATCAGGATCAATTTTGTCTGTTTGTGTTTTTAATTGCTCTATAATTTCACTTAAAACAGTCATTAACGGAGATTCAAGGTAGTCAATAGCCCATGCATCAATATAGACAACTGGATGATTACCTTTTAAATCTTCGCTCCAACGTTTCAAAAAGTAGGTTTTACCTGCGCCCCACTCTGCATCAAGGTTTAATACATAATTTGATAAATTATTCTTATCAGTGCCGCCTTTCGCTTTTATTAAGGAGGTTAAGTAAGTTGCGTACTTTGCTCTACCGAGATTATCAGCGGAAAATACTTGTTCATTAATTGGTTTAGGGTTATCCCAGTTAAAATCCATTTTTATCCTACAAACAAAAAAGGCCACTTTAAAGTAGCCTTTTAATTTATTTAGTTTTGACTTGAGAGCTCGTTTCAGCCTTTGCTGACTGCTCCATTAGTTTGTGTATTTTTCCTAAACTACCGTTGATCAATATACCACCAAGAAATATAGCTCCTGCTAAAGCACCTACTGCCCAAGCAATCTTAATGTTTATTTTTCTGATTTCAGAATTACTTTCTTTTATTTCTTTTTTAAAATTTTCATCGCAAGATTTCAATTCAGATTTGAAGTCGGAACTTAATTCTTTAATGTCTTTCCTCGTTTCTTGCACTAACGTATTCACTTGAACACTCAGAGTTTCAGATAATCGTTCCTGTCCTAATGAAAGCTTGTCGGAGCTAGAGCTCAATAAGTCCTCAATTTTACTGAGGGATTGATTAATATGCCCATGATTCGATTCTAGCTTAGCTATTTTAATAGAAATTTCATTTTGATTGGTAAGTACCCACTCAAGATGTTTTTTTTCCGAAGCTCCTCCCCCATTTTGAGGAGGCTGTGACGGGAAGTTATTTTGATTATTTTGTTCCATCACTTCACCCTAGGTTGAAGCCAATCCCAGACAGAGTTAGGCTGAACCCCCCAAAATGAGTCTACCGTCGTTATAACAAAAATAAATTTTGTATCGCCTTCACCTACCAGTTTATCAGACACTTCTTTAACACTTCCGCCTAAAGGCTCATGTAAAAACCAGCCCAACTCGGAGAAAGTGCAGTGTAAATCACCAGGATACTTTGACTCGATGAGCTCTTGTAAAAAATCCTTATTCGCCATATTACTGACTATAGAATAAACAGCCATAAACCTCTCCCTTTAAGCATAAAATACCTGCTGTTTTGTTAAGCAATAAAACTTTCATCATGCTATTTAAATTTACTCCCTGCACATAGTAAACCTTGCATTAAGATAGTAAGGGCTTTTAAATGTTTTTTCAATCAACAGTGTATATAAATGATTCTAAATACAACAAAAAACCGCGTAAAGCGGCTTATTTTTGCTTAACCAAGATTACTGAGATTTTGCTTCATTCGGTGGGCATTATCGGCGAGTACCGTTGCGATGTCGCTTAAACCTATTGGTACATTATTACTATTGGGGAGACTTGCAAGCTCTGCAAATAAAGATAAGGTGGCTTGAATATTGTGTAGCTCATTTAATGCATGCTCTTTTAATTTGTTATCCATTACTAATTCCTAAAATACAACAGCAAGGGTTACTACATTAAAAACGAACTTAAACAGTATTTTATAAACTTTAGCTGATTAGCTTTTACCCATGCTGTGTACTTTTAACTTTTTAATGATAGTAGTGCAAAAATAATCAACTTTTTTATAAGCTCTATCCATCAAGTTACCTTTTGTATAAATCCTTGCAGAAAAAGTACGGGTAGCAACAAACATGAATTTAACCTGTTAAATCCCTTAACTTTTGCTGTAACTCAGTAATGCCTTTTAGCAGCAGGTTGGGCTGATGTATAAGCATAAACTCTAGGTCTTGCGCTTTTGTTTTTTCAAGCGCTGCTGGTTTTTTTGCTATGAGTGGTGCGCCCACTTCGTCTATAAATTTGTTTTCGTCTTGCATTACGTGCAGCTGTATTTGTATATCCGTGCTTTGCATTTGCAGTGTGCCTAGTAGTACGTAATTGTTTGGGTGCTTACCCTCTAACATATCGACTATTAGCGTATCTACACACTCTATGGCCTCGGCGGCTACGTTAACCGCTTCGCTCATTGGGGCTTTTTTGGCTGGGTTGCTCATTTAAAATAGTCTCCTTTGGCGGCGCTCGGTTTCTACAATGCGCTGGTGCTGGATTATTTCAGCTATACGCCGCTCTGTTAGTTTAAATTTATTGGCAAGCTGCTCGATGTTGTTGCCTTTATATTCTTGCCATATTTGTATGTCGCGCAGCGCGACTTTTAGACGTTGGTCTGTGGGTATGTATACGTCGCGCCCACCAAAGTAATGACCTATTGCTAGGGTTATGGCCTCGCCTACCCCTTGCGGATTGTTTACACTGGCTTTAGTTAACTGAGACTCAATAAGTAGTGCAAGCGATTGTAGGTTGCTAGGCCAGCGTTTACGTACTTCGGCTGCATCCTCGGTAGATAACTTGCTCAAGCAGTCTTGCAGCTGCTCTACGCTTTCGCCAAACAGCTCTGATTGGAGTTCTTTTTGATTAGTCATTATTACCTCTGGGTTGCTCTTTGTTCGATTCACGCTTTTGCCACTGCTTAAGTGACTCCAGTGCTTTAAGCGCTTGTTGTTGAGTTAAAAACTGGGTGTGGTAACTTACGTTTGCCCCTACTTTTGCGCGGTTTAACATACGGTTTACGTAGGCATCTAGGGCGGTTTCTGAGCCATCATGCACAATGTTTTGTTTGTGCATGGTGATCCAAATTGCGCGTATTTTGTTTATTTCGCCATGTTGCTTTGGTGATGATTTAGGGCTTAAACGACGTTTAGCCTTGGCTTTAAACCCTGCTTTTTTAAAGTGTTCTAACACTTTGTTTAGCTCGGGTAGGCTCATTTGACTGCATGACGTTTTACCCGCTGAGCCAAGTAATGCGGCGCGGTAGGTGTCGTCGTCTAGCCCTAACTGCCCTTTTGCTATGTGAATGAGCTGTATTAGCTTTGCTTTAGTCATTTTTAAACTCTTCTAGCTGCGCGCGTAGGGCTAAGTAGCCTTGGCCTATTAGCTGGGCTTCTTGGTCTGTAAATACGCTGGTGTCTACTGATAACTTGTGTGAGCACTCTAAAAACTTAACTAGGGCAACAAGCTGTCTTAGCTCTAATTCTGGTTTTACGATATAGGCCATGTGACCTCCTTTTGTTGTTTGCTGTTTATCAAAGTGCTTTTGCTTTGGGTAAAACACTTTGATAAAAAGCCGCGTCCGTGCGCGCTTTTTAATGGTTTAGCTGGTGTGGCTTACGCTTTTTTGCTGAGGCGGGTTAATGCCTACCAGCTGGCTTTGCACTACAAAGCTGATGTTTTGAAACACAAAGTTGATGTTTACTGGCTCTTTGCTTTGCGCCACTAGGTTTAAAACTGCTTGTAGGTCGCTGTGTTCGTTTACTTGAATTGTTGATGTAACTTCCATGATTGCGCCCCTTACAGCTTGGCTATGTCTAGTGATATGGCGTGTTCTTGCTCGCCTATGGTTTCGTAAAAACGTATAAAGCGCGTTGAGTCCATTACCAGTATTGAGTCGGCTATAATGTCCATTGCACGCTGCCATTTACCGGTTTCGTCGGTGATATTTAGGCGGCGTAGGCCGAGTACTTTTTGCACTGAAACTTTGCCTTTTTTGTCGGTGGCAAAGGTTTGCTCAATAATGAGTTTTAGGTTTTCGTTTGCGCCCTCGCTCCATTCGTTTAGGCATTCGTCTATAAGGTCTTTTGCTATTATTAGCTCTGGCCCCAGCTCGATACTTTCTTGCACTTGCAGGGTTACTTTTTGCTTGTGATCAAAACTGCGTAAGGTGACGTTGCCTTTTGTGCCGCCCAGTTCTACTGCGTACTCTTGGGCTAGTAAGCCTATGAATGCGTCAAACTCGCTCATTTGCTCTTTTTTAAAAGCGGCTAAAGCTTTGCTTTGCTCTTTGGCTTTGGCTATGGCTGATTGCACAAATTCATGGCGAATTATGTCGGCTGGGCGTATCGCTTTAAGTGGCACCTGGTGGCCTTTGTGATTTTTTAAAAACTCTTGTGGCATGGTGGTTATCTCTCTATAAAAATGATTATTTGGCCGTGTAATTTTGCCGGGCGAACTTGGCGGGTTTGCCCGTTTTTGGTTTCGGTTAGCACGGGTAAATGTGCTGGGGCTTTGCCTGCCACTTCGATTACGTGGCGGCTAAAGCCTTTATGTGAGCTGATAATTTGCAGCCCTTGTTTTTGTAGCTCTTTGAGTACGTTGCGTAGTTGCATGGTTATTTGCTCCCGCATATTTTTGAGTTTGGGCAACCATTGCGACACGCTTTATATAGCGCGACGCGTACATGGTTGGTGGCTGCGAACTTTCTTGATTGATGTTCTAGGCATTGGTTTAACGGTATTTCGTCTAGGATTGGACAAATTACCGTTGATGCCATAAATACGCCCTCTACACGCTGCTGTATTACGTGTGTAGAGGCTTTGTATTTGTCGTTTACCACTTGGCTTATTGTGGCTTTACTTACGCCTAGTTTTTCGGCAACGCTCCGCATGCCTTGCTTTGCTACTTCGTCTTTTAAAACCTGTAACCAGTTAGCTGTTGAAGTCATGCGCTTCTCCCAGTGTTACGGGGGCTATTTTTACGGTTTTACGTTGCACGGCGTTAAACTCAACTAGCTCGTTTGTGTTTGGGTCGAATACGCCTGTTGCTTTTGGAACGGGGCGCTTTGGACCGGTATTTTTAAGCATGCGGTATATGGTTGTCTCTCCTGCTCGCTCAATGACTGATCCTGTGCGCGGGGCTGATTTGACAACAAATATGTACCCTGCTTTTTTTAAAATTGAGATATATGAACGCGCAGAGGCTACCGATATGTCGGCGGTGCTTGCTACTTGCCCTGCGTCAAATTCATTTAGGATTCGCATTGATTGCCACATGCGCTGTCTCCCTGAGTTTTCTTGTTTTGCATCACTGTTTTTTGGTTGTTTAAACGGCTTGTATTGGGCGTTTAAAACGGTGTAGGTGATGTGTTCGTAATCAACATTTTCAGCTATGGCCTTTGCTGCTATTAGGCGTTTTGCAAAGGCTTTTAAGCTGTCGAGTGTTGTGTGCTCTATGGCATCGCGCACTTGTTGCAATGAGAATGTTTTTAGGATTCTCATTGCTTGCCATGCGTCTTGTAATTGTGGGCGGCTCACTGAATCTCTCCTTACGCTTTTTTAAGGAAAAATTCTTTAGAACCCCACTGCTGTAGGTCGATACTTGTTAGGCCGTTTGCCAGTGCAAAGGCTTCTATTTTTGATAGCCCTGTGATGATGCGACGCACTTCGCCGTCGGTGTCGCTGAGCAGCTGGCTTAGTAGGTCGTCTTGTATTGTGAGCGTTGGCTCTATGACTGCGTTGACGATAATTTGCAGGTCTTCGCGTTGGGTTGGCTGAAACTCTAACCATTCTGATATACGGTTATAAAATTGACGGTGACGCTGTAATTTGCGGCGCACTGATTCCATACCAATAAGTACTACTGGGCAGTTAGTTAGGTCGTGAATATCGCGCACGATTTCGAGTGTGTTTTTGTCGTTTAGTAGGTAGTCAGCCTCATCTATAAACAGTGGGCGATTGTGTATTGCCATGTGCTCTATGATGTAGTTAAGCATGGCTTCACGGGTGTAAATGTCTGGGCCGCTTAGCTCTTTAACTATTTGGCGTAAAAGCTGCGCTAATGTCATGCCTGATGTGGCACGTATGTAGATGCCGTCGCAACGATTAACCAACCATGCTGTTGCTGTGGTTTTGCCAAGACCTGGATCGCCGTAGATTAGGCCAATGCCTGGTACGCCATGCGCGCGTTGGTTTAGGGCTTCTACCATCATTTGTGTTGCTACTACGTTGCTTACGATTGCTATTTTAGTTTTCATGGTTTTTCCTTTTACTATTTATGTAATTGAGTTGGTGCAGCGGGTGCTGCGTTCATGTCGCTTAGTAGATCGTCTAGGCGTTTTGATGATGCGCGATTGTTTTGCTCCCATGTGTTTAACCAGGTTGCATCTACTTCGCTTAACTGATTTGTTAGGCGTTGTTTTTTATGAAACATGGCTTTGCTTTGTGGGTTGTCGAATAGCGGCGTTGGGTTGACGTTTGCTATGGCGGTTTCAATTTCTAACTGCTTACGGCGTTTTTCAAATTCGCTTAATTGCTCGTCGCTAAAGCCGACTGCTGGCTTACTATCGAGCGCTTTAATAGCTGACTGCGTTATGACGTTGGTGTGTTCAACCGACTGTTTAGGCAGTGTTGCAAGCGCTTTGTTTTGGGTTGTGTAATGCCCTAGCACTTCGTTTGCTATGTCTGAAACGTTGACGCTTTTAGCGGTCTTTTTAAGCTCTTTAAGCTTGCGTGATGTTTCGGCTGATTGGCTGCGTTTTGCATGGTGTGCTACGTCTTGACGTGTCATGCCTGCTGATTGAATTTCGTGGTCTACTGCGATACAGATAAACTCGTTATTCATGCGGTTAAATACGTAAATACGACCTACATTTTTAGGGTCCCATTTACATAGCACTTCATCGCCTATGATTGCGCCCAGTTCTGGGGCAATATAGAACCCGCCACTTAGTTTAATGCCCTCTTTACCTACTATGCGTAAACCACGATTTGACGGTATTGGCTGTAGCATGACATCAAGCAGGCGCTCGTCTTTGATCACTTTGATTTGGTCGCGACTTGCTGCGAATAAATCGAATGGTGTTTTATTGCCTATGTTGCTGTGCGGCTTGTGGTGGTAACGATTGTCTATCCAGTTATCTACGAACTCTTGCAGCTGCTGCGCTGTCATGTTGATTTCGATAGCTGATTTATCACCGCCCTGCTTTGCTAATAGGCGCTGTGCAAAGGTTTTGCGCGCTTCTATTGCTTGGCGTTCTGAAACGTTGTGACCTATGTAACCGGTTAATAGCTCGGCTATGTCGTGCGAGAACGTTTTGAAAAAGCGCTCTATGTAGGGCTTTTCTTCACCTGAAAACGGGCGTGTTGTTTCGTGCTTTATGTCGAGCGCGTCAAACACACTCTTGATTTGTATTGAGGTGTAGTCTTTACCGTTATCGGTGCGGGCTATTTCGGGTATGCCCCAATCGAGTATTGCTTTACGGATAACTAAACAGATACCGGTGCTGTCACTGGTTGGGTGAATTACGACTTTTGCACGGCGGCTAAATACGTCGATAATTCCGATTAGTGAGTGACGGCCATCGGTTAGCATTACGTCTGATGGGGTTGAATCGAACTCCCATAATTGGTTAAGACGTTTTACGTTTTCGTCCATTTTACCCATGGCGCTCATATACTTGTTTTTCCAAGCATCTGGGTTTGCCATTTTGGTATAAAGTGCGCTGTTTTCGCGCTTCCAACGTGTTAGCCAATCGCGGATTGTGGTTTCTGCTGGTAACGATTTACCTACTTGATAAAAACGAGCAATTAAGCCCTCTTTTATTTGGGTGGCTTTTACGTGTGGGTATTCGTAGATCATGGCAATGCAAAAATCGCTTAGCTCTTTGTCTGAGTCGATGATTGATTTGCCGGTACGCTTTGGCTTTAAAGCAAGCCCTGCTATGCCTTTTTCAGCTACGGTTTTTTGCCAGCGTATTAATGAATTACGCGACACTGACGGTATAACAGATTTACACTCTAATACGTCTTCAATTAAACCTTGGTTATAGCGCTCGCTAAAAAGTTTTAAGCCAACAATTTTGCCTAGTTTGTTTGCACTTATATATGCGTCTGCTGCATTTAATATTTGCACTTTGGCGCTTGCTTTTGGATCGATTTTTTCTAATCCAGCTAAGGTTTTTAGGTTTGATTGGCGTTGGTGATCAATTAAACCTTTGTCTAGGCTGTTCACTTTTTCTTTAACAGCTAGGTAAGATGCACCGCTTTTAGACGCTGGTGTATCCATTGATTTAATAATAGCCTCTTCAACTTGTATACGAACATGTACAGGTAAATCGCAAAGCGCGTATTTTCGCACTTTGCCACCACGGCTAGGTACTTCTGTAAAAGGCCAGTTTTCGTTTTTAGCTTTGATTTGAATGCTGCGCTTACTAAATAGTAAGTAATCAGCAAGTTGTTTAGCTGTGTAGAGTTCCATAATTTACACCCCGTTCATCTTACGACGTCCGAGCTTACGATTTGGCTTGCCATCTTTACCGTAGCGCTCAGGCCATATTTCACAGGCACTTACGCCGATTACATCGGCAATAATTCGCTCTATAGCTGGGTAGGGTCTGTGTAATGCAGTTTGCACAGCATTTGAGGTGTAGCCGCGACTAAAAGACAACTGGCGGCATGACCAACCCTCATCCTCTAGCGCAGCTTTTATATCTGCTTTTGTCCAACCTGGACATTCTATGCTATCCATTTAAGCCACCTTTTGTTGTATATATTTGTATCCATAAACACAATCATATACATACATTTATATACATTCAAACTGTTTTTTATACAAACGTATACACAAAGGGTTAAGCTATTGATATTTAATATTATTTATTTTTATTAGGGGGTTCGCGGTTCGCGCTTTAAAGTGCGAAAGATCGCACTTGATAACACAGACTGTGTAAATTTTTTATTTTGTATGCACTCGCATGTGTGCTTAAATATATATACATCAATCATCCGAACACAGACTTGCTGATAAATGGCTGCATTCAACGACTATTTAAAATCGTTAAGGGAACAAAAATCCCTGGACATAGGCACTGTTGCTAAGCGCATTGGAGTGCATAGACATACTCAGTCAAATTATGAGGGCCATAGAGATCCCCCAATTGATTACTTGGTTGATTTTGCAGAGGTGGTGGGTGTGCCTTTTACTGAGATTCTTAAGAAACGCCTGGATGATTCAAAAGCCAATGAAGAAGCTGCTAAAAAAGCTATTAGTTCTTTAAGCGCAGTAAATTCAACCGATAACACAGTTTCTGATAATCCACTTAAGTACAAAACTAGCAGTGAATTACTGCAAGTAAAACTTGGTGAGCTTTCACATACTGCTGTGCCTATGGATGCAACCGTATACATTGACACCTGCAACAAGAACGTAGTACCTGGTGCTATGTATGGCTTTCTAAACCCAATGACCGGTTGTTATTTCGCAGCTAAGCTAGTGTTAACTGATACACAGCTTAGGCTGGTGTTTGATAACGCAAAGCGTAAAGATGCTGAATTTAATATTGAGGGTGGTAGTACTGAATCGCACTATATTTTGAAGACTCTAGGGCTTTTAGGTAGGGTTATTAAGGCTGAGCTTATTTTTTAG